GTTGCCACGTCGGCGCCAGGCTTGCCAAAGCGCAAAAGCTGGTTCTGCGCTTCGGGCGTGCTCAGATCGGCGGAAGACAGGTAGTTACGGAACTCCAACTCCCGCTGCGCGGCCGCCAGTTCTTGCTGCTCCTTAAGGCGCTGGGCGCGGACGCCACGACCGGCCTCAAGCCCCTGCACATACGAGCCGAGGATGTTGACCGGCTCCAGTTGGGTTGCACCGATGACTGCCATGACTTACCCCACGTTCCCGTATTGCGGACCCTGATAGTTAAACGCCATCAGGTTGTTGCTAGCGGGCGATGACACGCCGGTCGGGCCGAAATAGCCGCCCCTAGACAGACCGTAGCCCATAGCCGCTTGGCCAAGTGCGTTAGAGAGCGCGTTAGCTTGGCCGAGATAGCCAGACGCGCGAGCCTGACCGCCCTGCATGAGCAGGTTGCTGACATTGGTGCCCATCTGGCCAGCCTGTTGACCAACCTGCTGCGCGGCGGCCTGTCCCGCGCCGTAGAGGCTGCCGAGCGCGCCAAGGCGCGTACCCAGCAGCGCCTGCGCGCGGTTAAAGGCGTTCATGTACTCCTGCGAACCCATTTCCTGCCCGTATCGGGTACCGGCGCGAATCGCTCCGCCACCCAAATACTGTCCCCGCGCGGCCTGCATACGCCCCAAAGCCTTCTCGCCTTCAGCCAGACGGAACGCGTAGCCAGGATCGGCTTGCATCTGCTCGGCAGTAAACGGCGCGCCGATTGACCCGTAGCCCGGTGTGCCCGCTTCGCCACCAAGGCCAAGCAGTCGAAGCAGCTCGTTTTGCGACGTAATGCCCGCCTGACGAAACGGCTCTTGCAGCTCCGTCTGCCGCTCAAATATCTCTCGCTGAACCTGCGCCGCCTGATCGGCGGCTTGGGTCTGCGCTCGGGCAGCTCTGCTGGCTCCCCGCGATGCGGCAGCGCCACCAATGACGGCGCTGCCAAGGATTGCTGCTGCGGTTCCAATGGCCATTACGCCACCTCTCTAATATACGTGCGTTCCATAGGACGAAAGCCTTTTTGCGCATAAAGATTAGCCATCTTATCCGCGCGTTCATCTTCAAGGGCAATCATAAAAAGCGCGACTGCGCCTTTTGCGGATGCCCACGATTCAATCGTTTTGTACATGGCTTGACCAGCTCCTTTGCCCCGCGCTTCGGGGGTCAGCCACCACCACAACTCCTGCACTACCATACTGGTCGGGCTGAAGTACATAGGGTAGAACAATGCACCGGCAATGCCAATAATCTTGCTATCGTCTTCAGCCAACCAGACGCCAACCGACGGATCGTGGATGGCGCGTAAGTAAAAGTCTGAATACCCATCCGCGTCAAACGGGATGACGCCGTGCATCGGGGACGCCGCATGGAACGCCTGCGCAAGCGGCAGGTAACGCGGCAAGTCCTCGGCGATGGCGTTGCGAACAATCACGAAATCTCTCGGCCCGAGGCGCGGATGTTGATGGCCGTGGCCGCTGACGCAATCGTTGAGATTGACCCGCCAGGAGCAAGCACATGGCCGACGATTTCGGGGAACGTGTACGTCTCCGAGGGCAGCAGGGTCTTGCTTTTAATGATTAGGTTCTGGTTGCCGGCGTTATCAAACTGCGTCACAAGGTTGACCGAAATGGTCCGAGCCGACGTGTCGTAGTTAGTCGCCGTAAACTTGTCGATAATGGCCGACACGCCCGAGGCGCTGTACTGCGTCGTCTGGCTAGACTCCGCAATCTTGGCCGGAATTAAAACTCGTACGTTAACTGCCATGTGTCACCTTAGAACGTAAAGACCATACGAACGCGGCCATTCCCACCGTTTTCGCCTTCGGCAAAACCGCCGTTGCCGCCATATCCGGCTGTCAAACTGTTATCGCCAACTATGCCTGTTGCCCCGGCGTTAGTGAACAGAGCTCCGCCGTTGCCAGTCGTCCCCGGCACCGTATTACCGCCAGAGGCCGTACCACCAGCGCCTTGGGTATACGACGGCGTGGAAGTGCCTTGCAGACCACCATTTGCCGTCATGGTCGTAATTGTGTAGGTGCCACTGTAGACGTTTGAGAACGTCCCCGCCGTGGCCGGGCCACCGCTGCCCCCAGCACCTCCGGCGCCAACGGTAAAATTGATTGTTTTTAGGGGGTCGCCAACGCCAAGGACGAGTACCGTTTTGGAATACCCGCCGCCACCGCCACCGCCGCCTTCGTAAATGTCCGGCTCTCCAGGCGCGATGAAATACGTGCCGCCGCTACCGCCGCCGCCGCCCGCGCCCCAAACTTCAATCGTCGCGCCTGTTGCGCCAGCCGGAATCGTCACCGATCCAGAGCCGGGTTCGCTCGCGTCATAGACGCCCGCGCCAGCGCCACCGGCACTGCCGTTAAAAAACGCTGCGAGGGTCGCGCCGCCCATCAGGTCAATCCTGCTCCGCTGATAAGCCAAGACGTACCGGCAATCTTAATACAAGTTGCTACGCCATTACGGGCAAGCGTTCGGGTGCCGGTCGTCGTGCTGTTAGCCAACGTCAACGTGTCTGAGGTAATAGCAATTGAAAGGTTAGTCGCGTTGACATTAATAAAAATTATGACCGTGCCGACCGGGAACGGAACTGACGAGTTAGCCGGGATTGTGAGCGTAACGCTGGTGCCGTTCATCAAAATTGACTTACCAGCATCCGATGCAATCAGCGTATAACCCGTCGTTTTGCTGTTCTGCGGCGCATCTCGATAGCCTGCCTCATAGTTTGTGTTAGACGGCGCGTTATCGGGAATGAGAACCGTGCCCGTAAACGTCGGGCTGGCAATCGGCGCAAACTTGGCGTCCGAGGCCGTTTTGGTGTAGGCGTCCGTGATGCCGTAACCCGACAGCGTGTCGGGCGTACCGGCGATGTCCGCCCACTCAATGCCCTGCACGCTGAAGTCGTTAACACCCGACACGTCGTCGTACGTGCCAATCGTGACGTTCGCCGAGGTCTGAAGAACGAACTTGTATGACGCACCCTGCGTCAGCCAGACCGCATTAGCGGTCCTACCGGCGGCGTTAAGGACGATGGGGTTGGTATTAGGGGCAGCTCCAGAAGACGACGTATAGGTCGCCTGCGGGGTCGTGGTGCCCGCTGCATACGTGTAGAGCTTGCCGCCCGACAGGATATTGCCGTTGTTGTCGAAAAACTGTGCCCCGACACCGGCAAAAGGAGAAAGAAATACGCTCATACGTACACCTGCATAACGGTCAATATGATGGATGGAATAGCCGGCACAGGGGCCGAAGCAGCAAAGTGCTCCAACTGCACGCTAAGATCGTCAACGGAAAAATATAGCTGAAAATAGTCGCCGTTGGATAGCGGCAAGAAAAAGTTTGCAGCCGAGAAGATTTCGGCGTTGTTGCCCTGAACTCGAATTACCGACCCAGAATTAGCAACCGCCGTGCCGTTAATAGCGGCCCAAATGTAAAAGTGGCCGGTACCGCCTGAAGTCTTGTCCACCTGAATGGAAAACTGGACGTTGTAAATAGCGGGGCGAGACACCTTAATCTTGCTGTTATCTGCCGGGTCGCGGTAAACGCCGTAGGCCGTGTCGGCGTTGTTGTAAGTAATGGCTTTAGCCGTATTGATAACGGTCGCCGCTTGAGTCTGGGTTGAAAAAAACGACCCAAAATTTACCACGTTGGGTTCGGGATAGCGGGGCATCAGTTTAAGCGCCTGTATCTCCGACTCCAGCACCGGCACGGTGTCTTCTACCGTAGCCGCCAATGCCGGGGTCAACTCAAGGTCAGCCGTCGTAATCTGCGTCGTGCCTGCGCCTGTCAGCGTGAACTGGTTGTTTAGAAACCTAAACCATTCACGCGAAATAAGGCCCGTCCGCTCGTCAATGAACGGTACGCGAGGCGCCGGGATGTTAGTGATGTTAGGCATTGGTTCCGGCTATCCTGAGTTCAGCGCCCATGATTGCCGTCACCATAGGGTCGGCGGCAGATACTTCGTACACGCGATCGCGCGACTTGAGGGTTGCGCCAAGCCGACGCCAGATAACACGGGTCTGCGTTGCGCCAATCGGCCCAAGCGACTCCCACCGCTCGTAGCTCCAAGTGTGCCCGCCATCGTCCGACCAGCGCAGCATGACCTGCGGATTAACGACGCTGTTCTCCGGCTCGCCCTCGACAACGATGTTGCCAAGGTCTTGCTGCAAGATGTACCCAGGCGCTTGTTGCTCAAGGAAGCCGGGGTCGTCGTATAGCCCGCCCACGCCCGTCTGGCAGTCAAGCTGCAACTGGTGGTGGATGGTACGGGTTAGGTTGTTCTGGCCGGTCGGCAGCGCGCGCCATGTCCGCAGCCATTTCTGCAACTGCGTGTCATCGCGGAAATACCGCAGGTCAAACTCGTAGAGACGGCCATCTTGGAAATCTCCCAAAATCGGCTTGCCCTTAAAACGGGCATGACAGTTTGATCGATGGCGACGGAATTGACCTTTCTCAAACGCTGCGCGTTCATGCCAAGCGCCGGTCGCGGCGTCATACACCCAAGTGGTGTTGGCCGTCGGGAAAATCAGCACGTAGAACGCGTGGCCGTCTTGCTGATACGTATACGCGATGGCGTCAGACAAATCAGTGTAGTTTTGGATGGCGAACTCGACCGCATGGGTCGAAACGCGCACGCCTTGGTAGCCTTGAGCGCGGTAGACGACGCCTTGACCGCGAGCGTCAGCGCCGAGCCAAAACACACTATTGTCGAGCTTGGCAACCGAGTACGGCGCGATACAACCGATCTCGTTGTAGGCGCCTTGGATGCGCGTCAGCGGAAAGTCAGGATCGCCCGAGTTGTACCAAACCTCAACCGAGTTCGTGCCAAATAGCCACGCCTCGCGGTGGTCGATAATGATCGACACCAAACCGTCCGGTGAGCCCTCGGCGCTTGCAAAGTCAAGCGGGTCGATGGAAAGACCATCGAGCAGCGCCGTCACCCAGATGCGCTGGCTGTTCGGTTCGTTGAAGACGAAATAGCCGTCTAAGTAGCCAACCGTCACCGCGCCGGGGAAGTCAGGGTCGGTGATCTTTTGGAAGACGTTGGTATTGCTGTTGTAGATGTATCCATCAGGGTTACACGCTACAAAAATTTGAATACCGTTGTCCGCCATCGACACCGGGCCGGTGCCCGTAATGTCGCCGAGCTTGGTAACATTTAAGTTACCGTCAACCTTGTAGAACTCGCTGCCCGAGGCGACGTACAGGCTGTCTCCCAAAGGATACAACGCACGGATGGGGCCAGAGCCCACCTCCATGTACTGCCGCAAGCCGGGGCACCGCTGAAGGTACGCAGGCTCTTTGCCGGCCTCGGGGATGACCTCGGGGTAGAGGTTTACCATCCGAGCATCGGCGGCGTTTACGCTGCGCGCAACGTAAGACGAGCCCAGGATCGGCGTCTTCATTAAAAGTTACCGGCGTAGATGTTGTACCGATTGCGACGGGCGATGATGCTGTACGGCATCGCCATAACGTTGTTGGGGTTGTTGATGCGCTTGAGGTTACGCTTGCTGTACATCGCAACGCGGCGCACGTCCGGTGCCGGCTCAACGCCAAACTCCGGTGCCAACTCCAACGCCAAGTTATACCGAAACGCCCGAAGGTACCCAGGCGGCATGAGGATTTCGGTGCTAAGAGACACAGGGTCCAACAGCCGCTGCACCGAAATGAAGTGGAACTCCAACATCCGATTTGGCACCGGATAGACCGACATAGAAATGTTCGGAAACGTATTGTTGACGAACATCACCTGCGGATAGGTGCTCTGCACGGTCTTGACTGCAATGTTGTTGTATTGCAGCTGGTTGATAAACTTGATGCCGTACGACACGTTTGTGGACGGGTCACGGAAAAAGGTCGAGTCATCAAGCAAAATCGGACGCTGCGCCACATTGTTCCCGTCTTCGACGGAAATGTAGTCATCGTCTTGCGTGGTAATCGGCACTTCGCTTTGAGTGCCGATGACGTACACGAAATCGCCCGTCGGGCCAAGCGTCTGAATACGCTCCCCAGCGGGCCAGAAATAGGTCTGGTCTTGCGTACAGAACACGGCGAGACGCTCGGTGTTCCAGCTATCGACCATTTGGTCAAACGCCGACAGGGCGTCTTGGGCCATCGCAGCCGAAGGCGTCTCGCCTTCAGCCAGGATACCGAGCAGACGCAAAGCTCCGTTAATCTGATCGCCTGCGGTTGCCATAACTTACTCTTTCCTCTTGCGCCGCGCCCTTAACTCGTTACTGGCCGCAACAGGTTCCGGCGACGCAGCAGGTTCATCCTGCCGCGCCGCCGGTTCCAAAGGATCATACTCCTCCCAACCGTGCTCGTAGTCCATAGCCGCCTCTACATCCGAGATGGCGATTTTCAGTCCGTGAACCGGGTGGCGAAGATATATGTTCATTCCGATTTTACCTCTAACGCTTCTCCGATTTCTGGAGCTTCAATACGGTTCACCAACATCTTGTAGGCTGAGATTACCGCTTGACATTGAGAGATGTAAGTCTGTGACTTGCCAATCTCCTGTTCCAAGGAATCAATCTCAATCAACAAAAACTCTTTGGTGATTTGCATTTACACCACAGCCATCAGATAAAACGTCGTGCCTGCATCCGTCACGCACGCAATCTTGCGGTTCGGCGTGGCAGAAGTGCCACCCAGAACAGCGACCATTGCGGCGGGAAGGTTGAGAAGGTTTGTCACCGTGCCCGAGTTGCTGTTCGATGCGCGAATGAACGCAGCAGACCCCGGCAGCGAAACGCTGCTTGGGAAGTCCGAATCCACGTTCAAAGACGCAAGCGTACCACCAGGGGTTACACCCGAGGCCACACCGAGGGTCGCACGGATCGCGTTAGCCGCACCCGAAATCGAACCACCCGAGTTGACCGACAAGCTGATGTGGGCGCCATTGGTCGTCTGTCCTGCGCCCTGTGCCGCAGCCACCGTTGAGAACGCACGCAGCGTCTCACCAGCGCCAGCCCCTGTGAAGTTCACACGGGAGTAAATCCCGCGAACATCGCCAGAGGCGTGCGAAGCCGTGACATAGAACTGGTTGACGCTGCCCGCCGAGGACTGCGCAACCGGAGAAGAAGACGGGCCAGAAAACACACCACCTGTAACAGTGACGCTTTCAAACTCAGGGTCGGCAAATGCAACGCCAACCGCCTTAGTATTAGGCATACAAAATACTCCTATGAGCAGTGCCCCCTACGGTATCACCCGTAGGGGGCGTTTGCCATTACGAAATGCGGTAGACAGTCCAAGCGCCGTCGCCGGTCTTGCGGCAACGGAAGTGGCCCGACGTACCCGCCGAAACCGCGCCCGCGCCCACAAGCGTCCAGCCCGTGCCAACCGCCACCGTAATCGCATCCGAACCGGCCGCGTCGATGTTGATGACAAAGAAGTCGAACGCCGCGTCCACCTTCTCAGCGGACGAGTAGGCCGCCTCCCAAAGAGCAACGGTCGGAAGGACAAGGTTGCCCGCCGTGCCGTTGAAGGTGAAAAGACCGTTCGCCAGCTGATCCGGCGTCGCAGTCGCACCCGCCGTGAGCGCCGTGGGGGCGCCCTGCGGGAAGATCAGCGGTTCGCCGACATTACCAGCACCAACCTGGTAGCCACTAGTACCGTTAGGAATTGCCATTTTTAGTTACTCCGTGAATAAGGTTAAGAATTAGCCCCAGATGCGGCAGGCCATCTGCGGACGGATCACCGAGTAGCCATACAGCACGTCGATACGGCAGGGCATACGGTCGTTGTTGATGTCGTACTGACGGACAACGCGCATGGAGATGCCGTTGTGGACCTGACGCGACGCCATGTCAACGCCCTGCGGGAGCAGGAGGTCGGCGGTGGCAAACGTGATTGCGTCCTTGTGGTACACCAGGTTCTGAGCGTACTGGCCGCTAGCGGCGCCCACGTAGGTCACGACATCGTTCGCGGCCGGCAGCTTGCTGACCGTGGCGAGGGCGTGCGTCGGGCCGTAGACCGCCGGCAGGAACTCCACGTCCACGAACTCGGTAGCAGCCGAGGTGACGGTGTTCTGCACAACGAACTGCTGCAGCGAACCGGTGGACTCGCGGGTCTGCGGGTTGACCGCAAACACGCCAGCGATGGTGAACACGTCGCCGGGGACGAGGGTGAGGCCGTCGGTCACGTTGTCGAGCGTCAGCTTGGTCGCACCGTTGACGAGCGTGGTCTTCACAATCGGGGTGTCCGAACGCGAGGCCGAGCCGTTGGTGTGCTGCTTGATCGACTGCGACATGTTGATTTCGTCGTAGCCGAGGACGCCTTCACCCATCATGCCGTTCTTGAACTGGCGGCTGATGGAGTCCACCGGGTTGAACAAGCCCTTCATGCCTTCGACGAGGCCAGCGTTGGCGGCCGGGTTGACGGTCGCGTAGCGCGGGGCCATGCCGGCGGCGGCTTCGTTCAGCTTCTGCTGGGCCTGCAAGAGAACCAGCGAGGTGCCGGGGGTGACGCCAGGCGTACCGACCGACTGATAGACCTTCTTGAAGCTGTTGGCCACATCGGCGTCGATGCTGGAAGCGAGCTGGCTGATACGCGGCTTAAGCACGCGCTCGGCGAAGTCGTCCAACTGGAGGGCCATTTCGGCGCTGGTGAAGTTGACGCCAATGTGCTTCTGCGAGGCGACGGTGAGAGTCGTGAACTGCTCGTTGTCGTCCTGCACCTGAAGCGCGGCGCCGTCGGTCACAAGGGCGCGATCCGGCAGACGGATGCGGAGGGTCGAACCAATCTTGGCACCTTCGACAGCGAAGCTGTCGTCGTACTGACGGTTCACGTTGCGGGTGATCACCAGGTTGTTCTCAAGAATTTCGAGAGCCTTCCGGGTGATCATGTCAATAGTAAGCAGTGTATTAGACACAGTAAATCTCCAAAAAAGAAGTTAGCGGTTACGTCGGGCTTCCCACTGTTTAATCTGTCGCAGACGCTCGGCTTCAATCCACTCTGACGTGCTCATGTCCTTGACGGAGCGGGGGTCAGTCGTGTCTCGGGCCGGTGCGCCGACGGTTTTAGCCGTCACAGGCTTAATCGGCGGGGGCGCATTAGTTGTCTTTTTGACCGGCGGATTGTCGGTCAACTTGACCTCAATCTTACCAATCTCCTTGGCTTGCAGGTATGGCGACAAACGGGAAATACGTTCAGCCTCGCGGGGGTTGGAGCCCAAGTAGTACGCTACGTCGGGGCCAACATCCGAAGCCTGAATCGTCTCGGCCATCACGTTCGTGATTGGCAACGCCCTATTGTACACGACTTGCTCAAAGTCGTCGTACTTCTCAAAGGCCGCTTCCTCACGTTCCTTATAGGCCGTCAACAGCTCGCGCTGCTGCCGATCCGCCTCACGCTGGGCCAGCAATTCCTCCGCCTTACGGGCCGCAAGGGCTTCCGTATAAGCGTCGGGGTCGATGTCCCGGTCAGGCAGCGCGGCAGGCGTCTGGGCCATCGGCTCAGGCGCTTTCAACGCTTGCTCTCGTTCCCACTTGCGACGTTCCCGTGCAAGTCGTTTACCTACCAGCGCGTCGAGCTCCTCTTGGGAGAACGTCTTGGCAGGCTTTTCCTCCGGCGGGGTTGCCTCTTGAGCAACAACTTCGGGTTCCGGTGCAGCCGTAGCAACCGGTTCCGGCGCGGGTACTTGTTCCGCTACTACTTCGTTTTCAGACATTGTGATTCCTAGCGAATCCCTGGTCAACCGGACCAGTACGGTTAAATCGTACGCTGTTGCGTAAAAGAGTCAAGCAAGGTTAGTTACGGAGCTTGAATGGGATTTGATTTTCGAGACGCAAGTGCCTCGTCAAGTCCTGCGGCAACCTTATCCGCAATTGTTTCGATTTCAGCCGAAGACCATTCCTCTCTAGCCTTTTGCTCTGACTCACCGGGAACGTATACAGCCGAAGCAAAAATCTTATTCCCAGATGCGTCAACGTCTTCGCGGGTAAACGTAATTGTTTCAACAACGTCCATACCACGGCAAATCTTAGATTTCCAAGACGGCATATCAGTCTCCTTAATTCAAACCGCTGAACACAGCGCAATGGATGTTGTAAGTTCCAGACGCCATAGCTACTTGCAAAATATCTGAGCCTGACATTGTGTAAGTTCTTGCGACAGGTGATCCGCTGACCGTTTTTGCAGACAAAACAGTTGCGCCAGCGGTTGCGGAAGTAAATACCAAATCGGTAAAAAATGCGCCACCGGGATCAAGCCCGGTAACAATGCACAGATTCCCCCAGGTATTCCCAATAGGACTAATATCTGTTGCGCTTGTGGAAACGCTTGTTAATTTGGTGGCAAGTCGCGCATTGGTGTCTTCAGCCGAAGATGTAATTCGCAACTTACTAATGGCGCGAACATCTCCGGTTCCTTTTGGCCGAAGCCGAACATCAATGTCTGCTCCAGAACCCGTTGCCGAAAAAGTCGGGGAGCTGCCCGACGCGGCGTTAGTAATTGTAAATTCGTTGACGGCAGAAGCAGTAGTGGTAAATTTAATCAGTTCGTTGTTATTTGTGTCGTTTATGCCGTTGCCAGATGTAAAAAATTGCAAATTTCCGGCGGCCGTAAGTTTTGCCTGAACAGTACCGTCAAAAGCAATTGCAAAACCGCCGCTTGCGTTATTTGCGTTCAAAAGAGCCGCATCAGCAGCGTTAGTAATGTCTGTAAATGAGCTGCTGGTCATCCCAAGCCAAGCACTACCGGCATCACTAATTGCAAGGAATCTAGCCGCTGATGTGGTTCCAGCGGTTGAGTTTGATACCCCAACGGTTGCTGCTGCGTTAGCGTTCGAAACAGCATGAACTCGATAAGACGGAGATGAAGTTCCAAATCCAGAATCACCAGTTGTATTTATTGATGATGCGCTGACGGTTTTGCCAGCGGTCAAGTTATCAACTGATACCTTAACTGTGCTGCCGCTCTGTACGATTGGCAGAACTTCGGTTCCGGCAAGCGGAGTTGCTGCGCCGGTTAACTGCGAAATTTTCTTGTCAGCCATAAAATACTCCTAAAATCTTAATAAAATCGCAAGGCGCTTATAGCAAAATTGCCGTTGTAGCCAGTTGCATTTGCAAAATTTAACTTGTAGGAACCCGTTACAGTTACAGTTACATCCGTAAAAGTCGTGATCGTGGTAACGGATGTCGATGTTCCTTGACGAACAACCAAATAAACGCCAGGGCCGTAATGCACATTTGTCGCGTTAATCAAATAACACGTAACTAGGTGCATTGACGTATTTGGCAAAACGTAATCTAAATCGCCATTTTGGCCGTTATTAATTGTTTGCGTTGCTGACGCGCTAAAAACCTTTGAAGTAGCTTTAAGGTCTGTAAATGTTCCAGCCGCAGGAGTCACACTGCCAATTGTGTTGCCATCAATCTTTCCGCTTGACGCCCAAACAGCGCCAAACTGCTGAGTGCCTGCAATAAGATTTTCACGGACAATGGTGCGTCCGGCAGCCGCATCCGCTGAGTCAACAGAAATGCCTTGTGCAACTTTGTTATGTATGACGTAATTTGAGTTATAAAGACTGTTTCCGCCAACAACAACAATGTTGTTTGTTGGGTCGGTAGACATACAACGGTTATTTTCAATAATTACGTTTTGTACGTTGTTAGCTTCAATGTCTACGGTTTTTAAGCCAATAAACAAATTATTAAGGATACGCCAGTTCCAAACGTAAGTGCTTGACGAAACGCCAAGAACAATACCTTTCGTTCCGGTGCTAGTTCCCGTAATAAAACAGTTGCTGTCTACAACAATTGTGTCGGCAGCTTCCGCATTTTGGTTAGCATGATAAATGCCGATTGCGTTGTTGGCGCTAATCTCAAAATAGTTATTTTTAATTGTTAAGACGTTGTTTGCCGCGTTTCCTATGTAAACGCCATAGGACGATCCAAACATATCGTTGTCATTGATAAGCGTATAGGTTGTCACGCCATTCAACGATACGGCACGGGCAAAACCAAAAATTTGGTTTCCTCGAATGTACACGCCTTCATTGACTGCGCCATTCAAGTTAATGCCGTGCCGATCTGCTCCACCCGAAGGAAATCCTCCTTCGTAAATCATGTTGCAGTCTGTTATTCGGATAACCAGTGAATAGTTACCAAAAGTAAACGGATTGTTTACGCGAAAAATTTTTAATTCGTTAAAATGCGCTTCCCAAGTTGCGTTGATGATAAACGCTTGGTTAATGTCATAAATGCGCAAACGATAAAAATACAGGCCATCTCTAGAGTCAGTGCCAAAAACGCCACCAGAAGGCAAAATGCTTTCTACGGCGGTCCAGTTTCCACTCGATCCAGCATGACTCGTAATGGCAAAGTCCGAAAAAAACATGTTTCCGCCATCGTAAGAGGCGGAATTGAAATTGATGCCGTTGCAATTTAAGCAAGACAAAATAGATGCTGTGCCACCTTCGCCGTACATTGAAACGCCATACGGCATCAGCAATGCGGAAGTAATTTTGTATGTACCGGATGGAAGATATACCGCGCCGCCGCCTGATGTTTGCACGGCGTTAATTGTTGCTTGAATCGCAGCAGTATCATCTGTGACACCATCGCCAACAGCGCCAAAATCAAGCACGCTAACTGAGTCGCGCAGTTTATTCTGAATGGTGCGCGTTACCGCGTTAGCACCTGCCGGCAAAAACCCAAACTGGTCAATAGACGCTTTTTTAGTTACGCCGTTTTGCAAAAACGGCGCTACATCCGACGGCGATACCGGCGAATCGGCAGCAGGCAACTCAGAAATTTTAATAATAGCCATTTATTACTCCAGCAGCAGCAAGCCGCCGTTTTCTTGCACCAAGTTTTCGCCGGTTTCGGTTTCCAGATTGCCAAATATTACGTCGCTTGCGTAGCCCGTCAAAAACGAAGCAATGCCGCCAAGCCCTAGCCCGACCGCATTTCGCAAACCAACTCCGAAGCTCATCGGATGTTAATGGGCTTGGCGTACAAGTCGCCGTCAGCCGTTACGCGAATGGCACTCACTCGCCAGGGCGCGCCAGTGCCTTGCGGCACGATGAACGGAATTGGCGTGTTGGCCGGGATCGGAGTGCTGGAAGTCGTTGCCGTCACGCCCTCACCCACGACCACGTACGCGGCTGACGTACACCATACCACTACGCCCTGCGGGCCGGACTGCCAAGTCGCCGTAGAGCCTGCGGTGCCCGTGTACGCTACCGTACGACCGGGGTATACGGCATCGGCCATCGGATTAAGAAGTTCCATGTTCTACCCTCACGCTAAGAAGCGCAGTTTATAAATGGTCGTAAGATACAACGTCAGTATCTCATCAATCAAATTTTGTAAAGGGCTGTCCTCTTTACTACAAACCGTGTAACGCATTTCCTCAAGCGTCTTTAGTTCGTCCTGCAAAAAGTCGAGCACATTGTTCGTCTTTTTAGCCGACTGTAGCGCGACTGGGCCAATTAGCCCATACCGGCCTTGATACGCTTCAGCAAATGCGTCCGATAGCTCGATAACCCCTTCGTAAAACTTTTGCAAAGCCTTATGTTTTGCGTAGTTACGGGTGTTTAAATGCGTCGAATGGGCAACATCCCGAGCTAGAAAGATGTGCCCGATAAAGACTTCACAGCTCATTGTGGCGGCGCTCCCATGCCCATCTCAGGTAGCATCGGCGGCGGGGCTTCCATGCCCATTTCAGGCTGCATGGGCATCTCGCGCTCGGCGCTAGGCGACACAAGCTCGCCGTTATTCATCATGCCGGCCAAAGTGCCCATTATGATGTCCTGAATCTGTTCCTCACTCAAACCGCTTTCAACGCTCTTGATACGGTCGGTTTCGGCTTGGTACGCCTTGATTTGAGCCTCAAACTCCTTGACCTGCACCTCGCGGGCTTCCATCGACTGCTGCACGCGCTGGAGCATCTCCTGCATCATTTCCATCTCTTGCGCCATCGTTTGCATCTGCATGTTGGCAGCCTGCAACGCCGGGTCTTCTTCGTCCGCCAACAGCTTCGGATCAATCATCTTCTGAAGCCGCTTGCTAATTTCCTGAGCGCCCGGCCAGTCCATGTTCTTAACGAACAGATCGCCGGCGACCGACCAAAGCTGCGGGTTAGCCTGCAAAATCTGCCCCATGGCGTCCATGGCTTCCTGCCGCTTGGTCGCGTAAGACGGGCCGGTCGTGACCGCCACGTCGTACTTGCCCACCGACGGGTTGTAGATTTTCTCGATCACCACGCCCGTCTCGTCCACGATGCGACGCACCGGTTCGGCCTGCATCGGGTCTATACGGGCGGTCGATGTCTCGCCGTCCAAGCCGATGATGCGCGCGATGCGCTGGGTGTCGTAAATCTTCGGAATCAAATCAACGAGTTGGCGCGTCCCATAGCGGATAGCACGAGCGAGGTTGTCTACAAAGTGGTATGTGCCTGTGTCGCCTTGCCGTTCACGCGCCAAGATGGCCCGACCGGTGCGCTCGTTGGAGCGCATGCCGAGACTTGCATCATACTGGCCGGTAGAGGCCTTGATGTCGTCGGCAGCGCCCATTTTCGCCTGAATCAAGCCCGTCTGGGCGAGCGGCGGAGGTGCGCGTTGTGGCAGCGGCAGGATGTTTCCCTGCCCGTCTGTCACGTCGGGGTTAACTTCTAGGTACGGCCAGTTGGTCGTGTTGGCCGTCTTCCATTGGGTTTCGTAGCCTTCAAACTGGCCACCGTAGCCAATAAACGGCGCCTTAGGGGCCAGAGCCAGCATCTCGGCTTCTTGGGACACCCAGTAGTTGTACATGCGCTGGGCGTCCTTGGCGTTACGCACAAGACCCGACACGTACATACGGCCGTCTACTTCAAACTCGTTGCCGATCACGCGGATTACAGGAATCCACTTGCCCGGCCATTCAGAGGATTCCAGAATCTCGTAGCCGTTGGTTTTCAGCCACTTAACGCGCTTAACGTCAACTTCGCGCTTGCGGATGGGCTGGAGGCCCAGCATCTCAAGCTCACGCGCCTCGGGCGAACCCGCGTACGCCGTTTGGTTGCCGGCGTACAGGTTCAGCGTCTCTCGGCTGTGCTCTTTGTAGAAATACTCAGCAATACGGACAGTATTCTGGTTGATCCACTGCGACAGCGCCTGGTCGCCGACGCCGCGTTGCATAACCGTTGAAATCGGCTCTGCATTGGGGTACATGCGCTCAAAATCCGACTTCTGGATGTCTTCGGTAATGAAGCACCACTCCGCATCCGCCCCGCAAGGGTCTTGGATGGTCGGGTCCATGTAAACACTGAAGCTATTTCGGATGCGACCGATACGAAGGTCTTGGTCAAACGTGTTCTCGTCGCAGTATTCCGTCAAAATGCGGAAATACCCTTCGCCGTACGTGACCTGGTTGTCGCACGCGGTGTCGTAGGCGACATCCGCATCGGAAATATACTCAATGTGACGGACAATTCCGTCAAAAATCTCAGCGACCTCAACGTCCGCCTTGTCATCGACCGGGATGACCTTGCCGGCCGGGCGGTTCTGACGCTGATCGTTCGTTACCTGCCGTACGTGCAGCGGCAGCTTGTTGATTGTAAGGCACGGGCGCGCGTTGAGCGTCTGCCCCTGCACCGACCCGCGCTGCGCGAGCACGTCCTGCGGCCACTGCCACTGGTTGTCGGGCGAGCCTGCCATGAAGCGCAGGTCGTCCAGCTCGTCCTCACGGCTGTCGGAGTACGCCGCCAGCGCCGTCGTGAGACGGGATCGGGCGGTTGCCAGCACGTCCGCCGGGTCGCGCGAGGCTTTGCCTCGGTCGGTGGGCGTGTTAGCGACGCGTGCCGCGCCGCGCAGCCCTGTGGGGTCTTTAGCCATTATTTGCGCTTCTTACCTTGAGCCTTACGCTTGACGGAATACGCAATCGCCACGGCCTGCTTCTGCGGCTTGCCGGCCTTCATTTCGGCCTTGACATTCGTGCGAAAGGCAGACTTGCTGCCAGACTTGACGAGGGGCATTAACGCTTCCTCATCAACGTGGGGCGAAAGTCAACCGTCGTACGGATAACGTCCGGGCGCCGCATCGGCATGCGCATCGGTCGCGCCGGGCGCTGCGTCGGCTGCTGGGCCTGCGAACCGACCACCATGTCCTGAACCAGCGCGCGCGGGTTCACGCCAATCGGGTTGTACGGAATTCTAGCCATGGAATTACCTCTTTTTAGCCGTTTTAGCCGACTGACGGAACGCCTTGGCGGTGGGCGCGCCCTTGCTGCCAGGCTTGCGCATCTTCTCGCCCGACCCTGCCTTGATCCGTTCGCGCTTGGCGTGGATATTAGCGTACAAACCCGTTTTAGCGGCCATTAGTTGCACTTCCAGCGTCTAAGCGACGCCTTTGCTCGTTCAGCCGGCCCTTTGGCCTTGGCTACAACGCCCTTCATTCGCGCGCAAAAAGACTTCTTACGCCCTGCGTCCGCCTTAGTCTTCGGACTCGGGGCCGGAGCCTTCAAGTTGCTGCCCGTAGCGCGGTTATACTTAGCCCGACCCTTGGCCGTCAAGCCCGCGCCCTTAGACACGGGCTGCTTCTCGCCCCGACCGACCGACAGACTGACCGTTTTGCGCGCCATTAGGCTCCCATCCAGCTGCTTGTCATGCTGCCTCCACGCTCGGCGGCGATGCGTCTTGGCTTGTCCCGCGCCTCGCGGTTAGCGAGCGGGTAGGCGAAGGTGACGGCGAGCGCGTCCGCTGCGTCGGGTGACGCTTGGCCGCGAGCTTTCATCTCCTTCTTCCCTTCCAAGAACAGCGTACCTGACGAGTTAGGCTTGACGTGGGGGCCGCACAGGTCCGACTTAAGGAGCCGATCCGTCGGGATGCTCGCCGAGCGTAGCCACTCCCGCATGTCGCCCCACATCTCTGCCCGCTTGTTGCCCCACATCACCGGGTTCTTGGCCTTCCAGCCAAAGTTCACCCCACGTACCTTATACCTCTGCTCTTTTAGCCGGTCAAGTACGCCGTAGCCCAAACCGCCCTCGTCGATGACGGTGAGCGCGGGGTTGAACTCCTCAATAGCGTCGATGACGCGACCGACGGTCGTCATGGTGTCCTCGCCCCGGTGGCGCCGGATTGCAACGATGTCGCGCCCCTGCCTTACGACGATGACGGTCGAGTCAGCGCCCCCGCGCGCGGGGTCAACGCCAATCACCCGAGGGGCGCTTTCATCCTTGAAACGAACTCTTGCCATAGCTTCGTCCACCAGGCGAGGACTGATGAACTGGTCGTCTCCGTCGGAGGGGAACTCTCCATACACTTCGACCTTGGCTTGGCTGCTGTCGGCGCCGTACTCGGCGATGATCTGCTCGTAGACCGCTTTGTCGGTGTCTTCGACTTGGCGCGCGTCGATGTTTTGCGTTGTCCAGAACTCTCTTTTCGCGTTGAAGCACTCATAGAAATATCCCTCGTTGCGTCGCGGGTTGCTAAAGGCCATCCAAAAGCGATGCGGCGTGTTCTCCGTAAAGAAGCCCGCCGTCACCGACCAGATACTGTC